GACATAGAGCACATGCAGGATTTTGGATCTATACAGGATATGCGTCTGCATGGAGAGAGCTCGGATATGATGTTTATCTATATGACTCTCTAGAACAGTTAAAAAAACTAAAAGATTTTTATCTTATGGCAATAGATTCAGATTTAAAAAATGAAAATATAGAAATTTTATCAAACTCAACTAAAACATTTCTTTTTGTACAGCCAAATCATTTCCCTAAGCCATGGGGAGAGCATCCAAATTTTATATCATCATGCAATCAGGATATTATGAACAAGATTAACAATCTAACAAATGTAAAACAGTGGACATTTGTGGATTCAGATAATGAATATTACTCAAAATGGAACGTTACAACAATACCACTTGCATTTGATGATATAAATTATAACTTTAAGCCAATAAAAGAGTATGATTTTGATATATGTTACGTCGGCGGACGTGCAAACAATGGTTTTGACGAAAAGATTGAAATTATAAACAAAACATTTTCATTATTTGAAAAAACTAATTTAAAATGCGGATTTTTTATAGACAAAAATCTATCTCACGATCAAGAAGTTAATATAATTCTAAGATCAAAACTATGTTTAAATATTCATGATGCATATCAGAAAAAATTATCACTAGATACAAATGAAAGAACTTTCAAATCTTTAGGATTAAATGGTACACTTATTAGTGATAACATTTTACAAATAAAGAAAGTGCTACCAGAGGCTTCTATAATTTTATCTAACAATTTAAATGAATTAGTTGATAAATCATTAGAGCTATGCAATCTGGATAACAAGCATCTTTTAGATTTAAAAAATAAAAATATTGACTACATAAAAAGTGTTCATACCTATAAAAACAGAATATCTCAACTAATGTCGAGCACAAATGTCTGAACTTAAAATTAGCATAATCGTACCTTGTTATAATACGGAAAAATATATAGAGCAGTGTATAGAATCTGTATTTTCTCAAACTTACAAAAATATAGAAGTAATTGCTGTAGATAATGAAAGTAAGGATGGAACTTTTGATAAACTTCTTTCTTTAAAAGAAAAATATCCATCACTTATAATAGATACAGCGCCAAACATCTATAGACACTCTTGGGACGAACCAAGAACTAAAGGGCTTGAGCTTTCAACAGGAAAATATATAACTTTTATATGCTCTGATGATTATTTAGAAAATGATTATATTGAAAATTGCATGAATTTAATTTTATCTGCCCCAGAAAAAATAAAAGCATTACAGAGTCCTATTAGAAATATAAAGAATAATAAACCAGAAGGTTTCCAGAGACATCTATATCATTCTTTGCAAGAGTTTAAAAACTTCTCTTTGACAAGATGTGTGGTAAATACACCAACGGTTATTTATAATAGAGATTTGTACGAAAAAGGCTTGTTGAAAACAAATCCAGAGCTATATCTTGGTGCTGCTGATTATGACATGTATTGTAATCTTGCAAACAATAAAGTGTTTATATATCCTTCTCCGAATTGGTTAGGCTATAACTATAGATGGCATGAAGAGCAGTGTACATGGGGTATGCATAAAGAAGAAATTAATTATGACTCTCTGATACAAGAATACTGGAGAGGAAAATGGTAAAACAAGACTTAGAAAAAATTAAAAAAAGAATTTTAGATATAGCTTTTAAGAAAAAATTATCTCATCTTGGTTCTTATTTTTCTAGCCTAGAAATTATTTATGAAATATTTTGTAAAATGAAAGATAAAGATATTTTTATTTTATCTTCTGGACATGCCGCACTTGCTTATTACTGTGTATTGGAGCATTTCAAAAGAGTGGATGCAGAATATTTATTCGAGAAGCATGGAGGGCATCCACATAGAGACGAAGAAAATTTTATATATTGCTCCACGGGCAGTCTTGGTCTTGGCATAACGATAGCAACAGGAAGAGCTTTTTATAACAAAGACATACAAGTCTATTGTCTAATAAGCGATGGAGAATGCGCAGAAGGTTCTGTTTGGGAATCTCTTAGGTTTATAAAAGAATCAAACATGTCTAATATTCATATCTATGTAAACATGAATGGCTATTGCGCATATGATGTTATAGATACAAAATATCTTGAGAACAGACTTAAGAGCTTTTTGCCTGATATAAACATCAGAAATACTGATGTAAATCAGTTTCCGTTTCTAAATGGAATGAACGCTCATTATCACGTTATGTCCGAATCAGACTATAAAACGGCTATAGAAACACTATGAGAAAAAACTTTAGTAACCTTCTCTATAAAGAGATGAGTAAGAATAAAAATATAGTACTAATCACTGCCGATCTAGGTTATGGGTTATGGGATAAAATTAGATTAGATTATCCAAATAGATTTATAAATACTGGCTCTAGTGAACAGTTAGCAACAGGAATTGCTTGTGGCGCAGCAATGGAGGGAAAAATTCCGTTCGTTTATTCGATAACTCCATTCTTGCTATACAGGCCGTATGAAATAATTAGAAATTATGTAAATCATGAGAATTTAAATGTAAAGCTTGTCGGAGGAGGCAGAGATAAAGATTATGGTTATCTTGGGTTCTCTCATTGGGCAGAAGACGACATCGACTCAATTCAGCATTTTTCTAATATAAGAAAATACAAACCAGAAAATGAAGATGAACTATCAGATGTTTTTCAGCAAGTTTTGCTTTCTGGACCTTGTTATATTAACTTGAGGAAATGATGAAAATATTAATAACTGGAAACAGCGGATTCTTATCAAAAGAATTTAAAGATTTTTTTGGAAAAAAACACGAACTGACTTTTATATCAAGATCTACATATCCAAGTGTAGATCTTTTGTCGTTTAAAGATGTTTCTAATTTTTTTGAATCTTCAGGACATTTTGATTTCGTATTTCACACAGCTATTAGTGGTGGCAAAAGAACCTCAAGCGATAGCCTTTCAACGCTAACAGATAACCTCCTAATGTACAACAATCTGGTTTCAAATATGCACAAATATAAAGTGCTATTTAACTTTTGTTCAGGAGCTGCTTTTAGAGACGGAAACGACATAGACAGTGTAAAAGAATCAGAGATAGAAAAAAGATTTCCAAAAGATTATTACGGAATGTCTAAGAATATTATAGCAAAAGATATGAAAAAATATGAAAATTTTTATAATTTTAGACTTTTTGGATGTTTTGGAAAACACGAAGATGATGTTAGGTTTTTTAAATCTATATTAAACTGTATAAAAGAAAATAGACCAATAAGAATACATCAAGATAAATATATGGATTATATATCTGCAAAAGATTTATGTTTAGTTTTAGATTATTATATAAATAATGTTGACAAATTGTTGCCAAAAGATATAAATGTAGTTTATCAAGAGAAAAAAACTCTATCTCAAATGTGTAAAACCATTATAGACTTGACAGAAAGCAATCCTGATGTTATTATGCTTACTGAAACGCAGGCTCAATCCTATACTGGAGATGGTTCTATCCTGAACTCTCTAGGTATTTCAATGAACGGATTAGATAAATCGCTTTTGGAGCTAAAAAAACATGTCTTTAGATGAAAAAAAGAGAAAAATTTTAGAACTTGTTTCTGAGTTTTTTCAAGAAAAACGAAAAAATAAATGGGAAAAGGGCAAAAACTGGGTAGAATATTCTGGTCCTTCTTTTGACGAAAAAGAATATGTTTCTGCCGTAGAATCTCTTCTTGGCGAGTGGCTAATTTTTGGTGAAAAGGGAAGAGAGTTTGAAAAACAATTTCCAAAAATGTTAGGAAAGAAACATGGTGTTTTTACAAACTCTGGAAGTTCCGCCAATCTTCTAATGATGGCAGCGGCTAGATCAAGAAATCTATATAACTTTCAGCCAGGAACAAAAATAATAACTCCAGTAGTTTGTTTTCCTACAACAATAAATCCAATTATTCAAAATGGATTTGAGCCAATATTTGTAGATGTAGACCTTCCAAGTTTAAATCTAAATCTAGATGATGTAGAAAGAAAACTTAAACAACATACGGACATTAAAGCAATTACATTCGCTCATGTTCTTGGAAATCCTCCAGACATGGATAGACTAATGAAAATTGTTACAGAACATAATCTAATCTTCTTGGAAGATTCTTGTGACGCTCTTGGATCGACATATAAGGGACAAAAATTAGGCTCTTTTGGTCATATGTCTGCTTGCTCTTTTTTTCCAGCACACCATATGACAACTGGAGAAGGTGGTTTTGTAGCAACTAATTCTAACAAGATTAGAATGATATTAGCGAGTATAAGAGATTGGGGAAGGGCGTGCTATTGCAATACCGTTAAGCCGGGGAACGTTACATGCGAAACAGCATGTGGAGACAGGTTTAAAAACTGGTTGCCTGGTATGCCAAATGTAACGTATGATCATAGATATGTTTTTGATGAAATTGGATACAATTTAAAACCATTAGATTTGCAAGCAGCTATGGGACTAGAACAGATGAAAAAACTACCAGAAATGGATGCTGCAAGAAGGGAAAATCACAAAAAATTAACAGCTATATTTAAGAAATATGAGCAATTTTTCCATCTACCAGAAGCTACAGAAGGTTCTGATCCCTGTTGGTTTGGTTTTTCTCTTGTGGTAAAAGATGATTCGCCATTCACAAAACATGATTTTATCAAATTTTTAGAAGAAAACAAGATTCAGACAAGATCTTATTTTAGCGGAAACATTCTTGTTCACCCTGGTTATTTCCATATGGCTGAAAAGTATGGAGATTTAGATAAAGAATTTCCAGTTGCACAGAAAGTAACGAAAGACTGTTTCTTTTTAGGTACTTTTATAGGTCTTACTCAAGATAAAATTGATTATATTGGCGAGATTGTAGATATGTTTTTTGAAACAAAGGTTGGGAAGTAGTATGAATGTAGCTGTAGTAACTGGATACTCTGGATTTATAGGTTCTCATTTTGTAAAAAGACTTTTGGGTGATGGTTGGATAGTTTATGGAATTGACAAAAAAGAATCTTTTATAGAAAATCATAACTTTACACATATTGCAGACGATATTTGTGAGATTAAATCGCTACCTGACTGTGATTATGTGTTTAATTTCGCAGCAGAATCTCACGTTGGAAACTCAATAGAATGCAGTAAAGATTTTATAAAAACAAATGTTGATGGTGTCAGGAACCTTTTAGAGCTAATAAGAAAGAAACCAGATAATATTGTAAAAAAACCAGTATTTTTTCATATATCTACCGATGAAGTATATGGAGATAGACTTGAATTCTCGGCAGACGAAGCAGATTTGCTAAATCCATCAAATCCATATTCAGCAAGCAAAGCCGCTGGCGATATGTTGGTATTGGCTTGGGCTAGAACGTATAACGTAGAATATGTAATTGCTAGACCTACAAACAACTATGGAACAAATCAGCATCCAGAAAAGCTAATACCTTTATGTATCAAATTAGCTCTCTGGAACAAGCCTATTAGGTTGCACAACAAGGGAACTCCTAAAAGAATGTGGTTGCATGTAGAAGATACAGTAAATGCTATCATGACATTAGTTGAAAAAAACGCTAGAGGGATTTATAATATTTCTGGAAATATTGAGCAAACAAATTTAGCAACTGCGTATAAAGTTCTGAAGTCAATGAATGTTGAAATTACAGATTCAACATTTGATTTAAATTATATTAGACCTGGACAAGACATGAAGTACGCAGTAAACGATGACAAACTCAAAGCTCTTGGTTGGAAATGCCAGAAGAACTTTGATGATGAAATTGAAAAAATAGTTAAATGGTATTTGGAATATTACAAATATAGACTTTTTAAGTAAAAAAAATGAAAAAACAAAACGATATTGCCTGTCTTATACTTTCTTATGGAAAAAAGTATAAAAAATTGGGAGATGTAGCATACAATTCTTTTGTACAGCATAATAAAAATGTTGATACATATCTGATAACAGATGAAAGTATTAAAGATTTCAATTCATTCTCTTATATAGATAAAGTATCTATCGGTGTTTTGAAATATATGCTAGGATTTGAATTATTTAAAATATATAAATACAAAAAGGTTATTATCCTAGGTAGCGATACAATTACTTGCTCTAGACTAGATGAATTTTTAGATGATACAGAGCATGATATACTTGCAACTTTAGATTATCCTTATCCTCTAGTTACAAAAAGAATAGTTGTGCCAGGAAAAGAAAATCATGTAAACGCTGATGTTGTTTGCTTTTCAAACGAGAATGCGCTATATGATATAATTAATTTATCTGTTTTTCACGACGTGTATCACGAACAAGGTGGTTTGAATGAGGTTATCTATGGTCTTAGAAAATATACTACAAAAATAGTAGATGCGCCTTATTCTTCTTCAAAAGTTTTATATAATGTCAGATCGAAAGGAAATATTTGTGCAAGAGAGGGGGAGAGATTGTGAGCCAACTATGTTGGTAATTTTTATGTAAAAAATGAAAAATTATATACACAAAACGACAAACATATAAAAGTTTTTCATTATTGCGAGGCATTAGGAACTTTGTGTGAAGAAAAATTTAATGAGCTGATGAACTGGTGGATTTTTGATTGTTTTAACGAAGAAACTAAAAAATTCTTTAAAGAAAAATGTGATAGTAAAGATTTTTTCGAAAAAAGGTATCAAGATTGAAAGTTTTAGTAACAGGTGGAAGTGGTTTTGTTGGCAAAAATTTGAAAAAATTAATGCCACAATGGACATACATTTCGTCAAAAGATTATGATTTAAAAAATCCACATGAAGTAAAATTTATGTATAAAGATATTAAACCAGATGCAGTCATTCATTTAGCTGCAAAAGTTGGCGGAATTAAAGAAAACGCTGAAAAGCAAGCTGATTTTATAAACATTAACACTCTAATAAATACAAACATAGTACACGGCGCGGCTGAAAATGGTATCAAAACATTTCTTGCATCTTTAAGCACCTGTGCTTTTCCAGATAAAGTTGATAGCTATCCATTTTCGGAGAAAAATATCTTTGATGGCCCACCAGCTAAAACAAATTTTTCATATGGTTATTCAAAAAGAGTTATGTATGCTCATTGTTTAGCCGTTAGAAACCAATATGGATTTAATTATTCATGTTTTGCTCCTTCAAACATATATGGACCAGGAGATTCTTTTGACAATCAACAGTCATCTCATTTTGTGGCCGCTTTAGTTACAAAAATAGCCAAAGCAAAGGATGGAGATTGTTTAGAGTTCTGGGGAACAGGAAGACCTCTTAGACAACAACTTTATGTTGAAGATTTGTGTAAAATAATTCCAATATTATTACAGAAATACAATGGAGAAGAGGCTCTAATTGTTGCCCCTAATGAAAATCTTTCAATAAAAGAAATGATAGATATAGCCATTGAAATATCAAAAAAAGATATTACTTATACATTTAATAACAAGTTAGATGGACAGTTTAGAAAAGATGGCAGTAACAAATTGTTGTTAAGTATTGAAGATTTTATTTTCACCTCTTTCAAAGAGGGTTTTGGAAAAACATACGAACAATATCTGTCGGAAAAAACATGATAAAAACCGCAATAGTAACTGGCGCAACTGGACAAGATGGTTCTTTTTTGTGCTCTTTCCTTTTGGAAAAAGGGTACAGAGTAATAGGTACAAAAAGAAGAACCTCTATTATCAACACATCAAGAATTGATAAAATATTTTCAAACCCTAATTTCATATTAGAGTACTATGATTTGAACGATTCTAGCGCCATGTATAGGCTTATAAATAAATATAATCCAGATGAAATCTATAACTTAGCGGCACAATCTCATGTAAAAGTCTCGTTTGAAATTCCAGAAAATACAGTAGATAGTGTTGCAATGGGCTCTCTAAGGATTTTAGAGGCTATTAGAAATACAAATCCTAATATAAAATTCTATCAAGCATCATCCTCTGAAATGTTTGGAGATGCTCCAACTCCAGAGAGCGGATATACCGAATCTAGCTTGATGGCTCCTGCGTCACCATATGCTTGTGCCAAGCTATTTTCTCATAATTTAGTAAGGAATTACAGACATTCCTATGGAATACATGCAAGTTCAGGTATTTTATTTAATCACGAAAGCGAAGTAAGAGGCGAAACTTTTGTGACAAGAAAAATAACACTCGCAGCAGCTAGTATTAAATTAGGAATTCAAGATAAATTATATTTAGGAAATATTGATGCTAAAAGAGATTGGGGTTATGCAAAAGAATATGTGGAAGCGATGTGGTTAATGCTACAACAAGAAAAAGCAGATGATTATGTTATTGCAACCGGAGAGTCAAAATCTGTTAAAGAATTTCTAGAATTAGTATTTGACTATGCTGGTCTAGATCCTTATAAGTATTTAGAAATAGATTCTAGACTTTTCAGACCACATGAGGTTCCCTATTTATTAGGAAATTCTCAAAAAGCAAATACCTTATTGAACTGGAAACCTAAATGTACTTTAAAAGAACTTGCAAAAATAATGTATGAGTCAGATTATAAAAAAACTTACAATAAACTAAATGGAGAAAAAAATGCAATCTGAACAACGTCCGTGGGGTGTTTTTTACATTATTCATGAAGAAGAAAGTTTTAAAATTAAAAAAATAATTGTAAATCCAGGTCACAAGCTTTCACTGCAAAGTCATTCAAACAGAAATGAAGTTTGGACTATAATAAACGGAAGCGCGAAAGTAACTCTTGATGACGAAGTTTGTGATGTTACGTATGGCGATATAGTCACTATACCAGCAGATGTTAGGCACAGAATAGAGAATACCGGAGAAGATCTTCTTGTGTTTGTTGAAGTTCAACACGGTCAATCTTTTGAAGAAAGTGATATTGTTAGATACGAAGACTCTTATGGAAGAGCAGATTCACTAAATTGAGGAGAGTATGAAAGAAAAATTAAGCAACAAAGAAAAATTTAAAATGATTTGGGAGACTGTGAAAGAAGAAGATAGACAGAAATTTGTAATTTCTATTTTTGAAAAGCAGCCCCAAGAAACTCAGGAAGCTATGTTAGAATATCTGGCTACAGTTGGCACTGATAGAATTTTAGCAAACATAAAGAAGAAGAAAGATGAAACAAAACCAAACAGTGAAAATTTTAGCTGAAAACGGTGCAAAATCAATGTCCGGAGAGCTTTTTCTGGAAGAACTAATTCAATCCAAAAAAAATGGACTGAAAATATATTTCTCTCAGGACGGAGATGCGCTTAAAGCAATGGCTTTAAAGGATTCTGAATTAGTCCTATATGAACTTGATGAAAAGTATGTTCATAGAAATTCAGATCCTAAATCAAAAGAAATAAAAGAATATTCATTCATAAGGAGAAAGTAATGAAACTATCAGATCAGGCTGTGTTAACTATGGCACTAGCGCTACAAAAAAGTTTAGTTCTAGAAATAGATTACGGTAATCTTCTCAAGGAGTTTGATTTTGAACTAAATAAAGTTGGAGAACTATCTATTGCAAATTTTGAAGTAGCCAGACTTTCAAAAGAAGAGTTTGAAAAAAGTTTTGAAAATCTAGAAGATTAAGATGCCTACAAATTATTTTAAATGCAACAATTGTGGCTTCTTAAGCGATAAAATATATCACAAAATTGATCAAATTGTTTTATGTAAGATGTGTGATTCGGGTATGAGCAAGATATACAAAAATATAAATACGTCACTATTAGTGCCAGAACAAAAAAATGAATCTATACAATCTTGTTTAGAGAATAATAAAAAAGAGTTAAAAAAAATAAAAGGTGAATAATATGGGCTTTTTTGAATTGTATTCAATATTTAGTTCTGTGTTTATTATATTTCTTTACATGTATATGAAGAATCTAATAACTTTAATTAAATTTGAAAAAGAAATTAAAAATGATATATATGAATATTCTGTTTACTATAAGGATATTGTGTCTAAATTTCAAAACAGAAACATAGTTCTTGATGAAAAAATGATTAATTTTTTGCTGGATGAAACGAGGGATTATAGTGAGTTCTTATCTAACATAAGAATAAATTCGGAAAAAAAGAATGAGTAACAAAGACTACTTTAATAAAGATGTTCATGATGCGATAATAAGATACTGCAACAAAATAGAAGAAAAAGAGAAGCAAGAATTATATCTAAAATATATAGATCCAGCTTTTAGACAGCTTGTAGAGAAAGTTGTCTATGCTTATAACTTTACAGGATTAAAAAACCTAGAAGATTTAAAAGACGATTGTTTATCAATGTTAATCTCTAATCTTCAAAAATTTAATCCAGATTATGGCTCCAAAGCTTTTTCGTATTTTACTGTCATAACCAAAAATTGGTTTATATGCAAATATAAAGAACAGCAAAAACAAAAAGAGTTTATGGTTAAAAATAAAATATATGCTAAAGAAAGTGATTCTTACGAAATGGAAGATGATTTCTTTAAAAAAGAGTTCTATACAAATCTAATTGAGGACATAAAAACGTGGGATTTTTCATCTCCTAAATCACAAATAATAGTAGACGCTTTAGTAAAAATACTACAGGATATAGACAAGTTTGATTTTATAAATAAAAAAATGATGTTCTTTTCCATAAAGGAAATTACAAACCTAAAAACATCAGAACTTTCCTATTTAATGAAGAAGGTAGTAAAAAAGTACAATGAGTTCAGAAAAAAATGGGAATCAGAAAACAGAATTGTCTAACATGTTTGAGATATGTGTAAAAAACATAGAAGAAGACAGATCTCAGTCAAGAGAGGCAATAGATAAAATACAAGATTATTTTACAAGTATGACATTAATAGATCCAGAATCTTTTAGCAAAATAATGCTTTCTTATTCAAAACTTATTGAGAATTTACAAAAATCAAACGAGCAAATGGTAAATATGTTCGTAACAAAATCAAAAAAAGAACCTCAGAAAGAAACATTTGCTCTAACAGAAGAAGAGAAGAAAGAGATACGGGGGAAATAATGCTTGTCACTATTTGATATTTTAAAATATTTACCTTATGGAGTAACAAACAGAACCGATGCAACATTTTTTGACAATAAGTCAAACAATGATTTCATCAGAAACACTCCTTTGTCTGTATTAAGACAGAATGTAAAAGATAGAGTAACGCCAAATGTTTTAAGCAGAAACAATGAGTTTGTAGCTGTTTGTCTTAGAGTTCTGCCAAAAGAATCTTCTATTTTTAATTTTTATTCTCCGACCGCAAGGATAAATACTTTGCTAGGTGCTGAGCAATCATCTAACCAATTAAAGATAGTAGCAAGAATACCAGAAATAGATGCGGCCATGCCAGCTCCTGAGAATGAAAATGATATTGGTGCAATAATGAACCATTCTGTTTTCATAGGAGATGAATCTATGGATGAACCAGCGGTTGGCTCTTTGATAAGAGTAACATTTCAAGATGTTAACAATTTTCAAGGAGGAATCTATCTTGGTCCATATTTCGTAGGAAATGCAGCCCAAGCATTAGAGGCTGTAAGCCAAGCCACATCAGCAGTAAATAATCAAATACAAGAAGCTGAACAAAACCAAGAATCGGCAGCACCACCTCAACAATCTCAAGAATATCAACCGCCTCCATCTACACAATCAAATCAAAACATAATAGGTAGACCTACTATATTCCCAAGAGATAAGCCTGCATCTTTTGATTTTACAAAAATAGATCCAAATTTATATCAAAGAAGCAGAGATAGAGGTATTACAGTTAATACTTTTGTAAGGCCAGAAAGTGTCACAACAGATATTCATAAAAATTTATATATATGTGCTGCTGTAGCAGAAATAATAGAGCAATATTGGAGACAAGTATATGCTGATGCAAAAGTTTTTGTCTCAGCATCGCATAGACCAAACGATCCTGACGATCCTAATCACAATCATATTGAAGCAGCTGCAATAGATTTTTCTATCACTTATGGAAGTGGAAAAATAATTCCGGTATTTCAATCATGGGGCACTTTGTTTATGCTGATAAAGGCAAGAAGAATTCCATTTGGAGGCTGTGGGATATATATAAACTTAAACGCAGATGGAGTTAAAGGAATATCTCCAGAGCAGGCAGGAAATCGTTCTGGATCAAAACCAAAAACTCCGCCAGGAGGTTCTGCCCACACTCATTATGATTTTAGGGCATGGCTTGGTTTCGTTGGAAAATCACCAAATAAAAACGCTGCAAATAAACCTTCGGTGTGGCTAGGAATAGATGAACTTGGCTCGGGCGGGAAAGATGATTGGTATTATTTTGGAAATCCTGAACTGACTAAGACAAAAAGCTTGCCAGCCGGATCGATTACATTAACAAAACAGTCATTAAATCAAAGAGTTCCTGGGTGTACAACTTATTTTGCAAATTTTTTAAAACTAGCTCAAGGTGATTATAATGCAAGTTTAGGAGATCCTAATTTGCCAGAAGTATCAACTTCTGTTCTAAACATTCTACAAGTATTGGGGTTTGAGTCATGACAGATAAAAATAGAAAATATGTTAAAAAACTTGGATCAAAAACATCTGGCAAAAAAAATTCAAATTTAACTGAGCCAGTTCCTGTATTTAACAAAGCAGAATCTGAAAAAGTTATAGAGGGAAGAAATAATACATTCATAACTCTAGGAAGAGATAGGCCATCGACTTTGGAAAGTGGATATGGCGGCGCTGGCTTTGATAAATGTGGAGCTATTGATATAGTTGCTGGCAGAGCATCTCCCTTTGCTAAAGAATCGGATGAAAAACAAAACCAGCTATTTGTAGATAACTCTTTAGAGTTTGATGCAGCAAGATTGACCATTTCGCAAACTACAAACGTAGATTCTAACTTTAATATATGTAACAAAAATTCATATCCATCAGACGCAGAGTCTGCTGTTGCTGCTAAGGCAGATCATATTAGAATGATTGGAAGAAAGTCTATTAGATTTGTCACAGGAACAGATAAATATGATTCAAACGGAAATTTACTATCAAGACAACAAGGGATAGAGCTAGTAGCAGGAAATGACGATAAAGATCTTCAATCCATGATAAAGGGTGAGAATTTAGTAGAGTATTTAGAAAAACTTCAAGATACTATAAGAGTACATAATTCAGAAATTATATTCTTATATTCTTTGCTTACAAGTGTATTGTCTGCTTTAAATGCTCATACACATATCACCTCTCCAACAGGAGGTCCCTCATCACCATCTATCGAATTAGCATCAGCACTACCTGTTTTGTCGTCACAAATCATGTTGCATACAGTTGATAGACAGAACGAAACTATAAAATCTACAATTCAAAAAGAAAGTTATCTAAGAGCTTATGGTGCAAAAAATATCAAATCTAGATTAAATAAAGTGAACTAAAAAATGAACGAAAATTGGATTAATAAAAAAAGTCAACTATGGTACGAAGGATCTGAAAATAAAGTTTATTACTGTTTCAAACAACAAGAAAATGTTACAGATCAATATAGTGCAGCTATAAAAGAGATACAGGCTTTTTATGGCATAGACTTTATCCCAATTTTAAAAGATGTAAAAAAGTATAAAGATTCTAAAAAATCTGCTCCATTGTTAACTTTATATGAAGTTTATGCTAGACAATCTGTTCTTGACGAAAGACTGCCTGAAACGAAAGAAATAAAATCAAGAAATGATTATTACAAAGTTTTCGATCCGACAGGAGATCAACAAGATCAAGATAAAAAAACAGAAGACGAAGCCAAAAGAGAAGAAGAGAGAAGAAAACAACTAGAAGATCCTTATGTAAAAGAAGCTGAAATTAAATCTCAAAAAAAACCATATGCTTTTGGAGATATACTAAAAGAAGATATTATCACAAAAGAGACGAAAGAAGAAATTCAGAATCAATTTTTTGGAAAAATGGTAAAAGATCCAAAAACAGGTAAAGAGACGTTTAAAGCAGGTGGTTTATTAAGAGAAAAGATAGAGAAAAATACAAAGACAGCAGAACAGTTTTATACAAATATACTTGATAGGCTCTCTCTTAAAAATATTATAGGAATATCTCTATCGCAATTTGCAAAATGGTTAAACGGAGAACCAGTAGATGTTGAATGCGTTGCTCTAAATTTTAAAAATAGTTTGTTATGCGCATCTGTAAAAGATCCAAAGGATGTTCCAAAGTCTTTTGAGGAAGCTTGGAGTTTTCCAGATTTTAAATTTGATCTTAGCGCTCTTGATACAGAACAACTTGCATTTGATTTTTTGAAAGTATTAGAGACTACAGTAAGAAATATAATTCAAGATTTTATATTTAACATAATAGATATTATTTATCAAGAGTTTGCTAAAATTTTAGATGGCAATTTTAACTTTAACAAATACATATTGCCATGCAAAGAAAACTCTCTAGACTCTATTTTTGACAAAACAGAAAGAAAAACTTTAGAAGAGGTTTTGGATGTAAACAATAAAGATTTTGAAAAAACGTTTAAGAATGATATTCTTTCTAAAAATCTACAAATGGGATACAAAGATTATTTATCTATTGTGGATGAAACATTAAAAAATCTAACACCAAGAGAGTTAGATGGTTTGTATAATGGAATTATATCTGGAGACGCTTTTGATTTATTAAAAGATATAGTTAACAAATATAATGGAAATCAAAATTTAGATGATGCTGAATATATAAGCCTTTTTACTAACTACAAATCGTACGTATATGACTTTACTACAAAAAATGAGTCAAATTATATATTCACATGTAACCATCCATCCTTCATCGATGCAGAAAGACAGGCGTTAGTAGATCAAGGTTTTTCAGAAGATGAAGCTCAAGATTTTATAGACACAAAAAAAGCAGCATGGCTTAAGTCTGCTAAGGAAATGTGCAATTTCTTGAGAAATAGCGTAAAGACAGTAGAGACAAAAGAGGAGATAGATCCAACTACGGCATATAGACTTGTAGTTGGTAAGAATATAGATAATATTTTTGATTCAATAGAAAAAAATCTTCAATCAAATGCTCAAACTTCTGTAAAAAAAATATCATCTATGAGCGGAGATCTTTCTATTGCCGCAAATTATCTCTATCCGATTAAAGATAGAGACATGAATGATTTTAAATTCATAAAGACAGCAATAAATCAAACAAAACCTCCTGAACCTCCTGGCGGATTTGACATTAGAGGCATTATAGATTTTTTTGACAATATGGCTGAAACAAATCAGCCACAGACTTTTTACGAAAAGTTTTTAGATGAAGAAGATGTTTCTTATAACCGATACACGTACCAATCGCTAGATTCTCCAAATAGATGGGTATATATTTCTGCTATAGAAAATAGAACAGATAGACAGCAAAATGAAGCTATAGTTAACGAAGAGGATCTTATTGAAGATAAAGACGATCTTCATATTTTTGTATTAGAATCAAATAAAATTTTATATTACGATAAAGATAATGTTAATAAAGATGATCCAGGCCTTCTTTTTAATGGATTTTCAGAAATTATCCTTCCTGGAAACTCAAATATAAGTTCACTAACTGAATTACTTTTACAAAAATGCAACCAACTTCCTCAATCATATAGAGACTCTCTCGTTTTGAATAAAACTGTAAAAGATTCAGATATTTTTTTTGAAGTATATAGAGCCATAGAAGCAGATGCGGACTTGAAAAGTATAGGAAATAACAAGTTTGAGTTCAATATAAGCTATGATTTGTTCTTTGAGGCTCTTTCAAAAAACAAAGACAACCTCAGTAGTCCATTTTTTAGATTCATAAATCCAGAAAAAGATAGTAGTCTTAAAATAAACCAGTTTAATAGTTTAAAGTTTTTAAATTTTGAAAAAATTAAGATTCGACTTAAAAAAGAATTAAAGGTGATAAGATGATAATATCAGTTAAAGAAGCAAGAGACAAAATCTTAGCAGAGGTTTTTGAGATTTATATAAAGTGTTTGTTTTTGGAAAAATATTATTCAAATCTATTTTATTACATCTTCTCCCCATATGGAGATTATACTATAGAATATTTTTATAATAAAATAATAAATCAAATATCGCCAGATGATGTTCGAAAGTTTTCAAGTATTCTTCCTGAAGGAGAGTTTGAGGTCACATGCAAACGATCAATAGAGGAAATAATATCTGTAGTTACAGATAAATTTAAAAATACAGAAAAAAATAAAGTAAAATTTATAAACAATTTAAAGATTGCAGAATGTCCAATTGCTGCAAACGCTACTACAGAAAGACAAGAAGATGTCTTTGATGAAATAGAAAAAATTAATTATTATTTTTATTTAGAGTATTTTCTCAAAATAGCAGAGAACTCTCACAATAGACTAGAATATAAGTTAAGAGATGTCGTTAATGTAAAATATTTTACATCATATCCAGACATGGATGATCTTTATGCACAATATCAAGATATAAAATATGGACTGAGGTTAATGTACAAACAAAACAACACAGACAACGGAGATACTAACTCAGAGAGTTTAAAACAAAAATGCTTCAATGTAAAAAAAAGAGGAAGAAGTGCTATTTGTACAATTCCTATTATTTCTTTTGAAACAGAAAATATTAGAAAAGATAGTTTAGCAAAATTTAAACAAGATATACAGATTCAAAACCAACCAAATGAGCAAAAATATGTCAAAATTTTAAAAGAACAAGTAATTAATTCAGATGAATATAATAAGGTTTTTTTAAAAATTTTTCCAATAGACATGATCGACATCATGCTTGCATCAAAATTTTATATGTCTTCAAAATTGTTTGAGAAAATACTAAAAGAAAATAGCATCTACACTTCGTCATCTGAAGTAGTTTTAAGATTACTGAACTCTTTAGTTAACTACAAGGAAATTCAAGCTTGAACCAGGGATTAGAGCCAAAATTACCACTAATTTATGGAAAAAATGATGGGCCATATCAAATGATAACTGCTAAAACAGAAATGATTCATCAGAATTTAAAAAACTTGATGCTCACCAACCCTGGCGAAAGAGTTATGGATCCTAGGTTTGGAATAGGTATAAAAGCATATTTGTTTGAGACGGACAATTCTTTTGATGTATCTTTGTTAATACAACAAGTTCAATCACAAGTATCAAGATATATACCAGGCATTAGAGTTGTGAATATTGCAATTAAAAAAACATCAGATCATGAGTTTTATATTAATTTAATATACAATTTATTGGTGCAGTCAAATAGAAGCAATATGTCTTTTGATTTTAAAGTAACAATATGAATGGAAAATTAAAAAAATGAACAAACCTGCTATAAATTTTACAAATAAAGATTTCTCTAAAATAAAAGAGGCGTTGGTAAATAATGCCAAATTATATTATCCAGAAACAAATAAAAACTTTAACCAAGCCTCTTTTGGCTCAATGGTTTTGGATGCTGTTTCCTATGTCGGAGATATGCTTTCTTTTTATATAGATTATCAATATAACGAACAGTTTTTAGATACATCAAATGAAATTAAAAACATATTAAAAATAGCAAAACAGAATGGCTTTAGAGACAAAGGAGTGGCTTCGGCACAAGGCTCTGTAGCTGTTTATTTTCAAGTACCAGCAGATTCAAACGGATTACCAAATTATAAATATGTTCCAACTATAAAAGCAGGCACTAAATTTCAATCAAGTAAAGGTATAAACTATATCGTAACTGATGATTTTAATTTCAATGTATCTACTACAAAATATGTAGTCTCTCAAGTAAATTCATCTGGCTTCCCTACAAGATATGCGATAAAAAATTATGTAAACGTAATATCTGGAGATCTATATCTTCAAACAGAAACAGTAACAACATATACAGATTACTTAAAAATAAGAGTAAAAAATCCATTAATGTCTGAAATAGTTTCTGTTGTAGACTCAGAAGGTAATGAATATTTTGAAGTAGATAATCTTACAGAAAACATAATTTACAAATCAATAAAAAACACAGATTCTACTACAAATACATACGCTCCGTATAAAATACAAAAACAGATAGCGTCAAGAAGGTTTACGATAGAGTATAGCGGTGATTTTTATTATCTAGTATTTGGAAATGGCTCAATAGAGGCGTCTATAAATCCAGCAGATGTATCTATAAACATGTATGGAAGAAACTATCAATCAAACACTTCTTTCGATCCATCAAACATACTAAAAAATGATAAATTTGGAATAGGTCCCAGTAGCACAACTTTATCTATCGTATACAGAGCAAACAATACGCCTAATTCCAATGCTGGCATATCTTCTATTAATAAATATTTAAATTTATTGCTAGAATTTTCGGATCAGACCATTTCCCAGTCAGAAATAAATCAGATAAGATCAACTGCTGAGATTGACAACGAAGAGGTTGTAAGTGGATTTGTTGAAGATTTTACAAACGATGATCTAAAATACAAAGCTCTTGGAGCGTATTCTAGTCAAAATAGGCTAGTTACAGCAAACGATTACTCGTATTATTGTTATAATATGCATCCAAAATATGGACAAATTAAAAGAGCTAATATCGCTAAAGATATAACTAGTGCCAGAAATGCACTAAATCTATACATAATTTCAGAAGACGAAAATGGATACTTAATAAATTGCAACTCTGTTATCAAAGAAAATTTAAAAAAATGGATTGAACCTAAAAAGATGCTTAATGACATCATTAATATATACGATGCCAAAATAGCTAATATTTCGATAGAATTTATCGTACAGGCCTATGAAAACAAGAACAAGATTGAAGTGCTGACAGAGTGTATAAACAAACTTAAATCAAAATTTTCAACAAAATTAAATATTGGTGAAGCATTATTTATATCAGATATATACAAAACACTAAATACAATACCATCTGTTGTAGATACAAAAAGCGTGTTAATAAAATCTGTAAATTATTCTGGATATTCTCAATATGTTTTTGATATTTATGAAAACTTAAGTGCGGATGAGACATATATTGACGTTCCGCAAGATACAATATTAGAAATAAAATATCCAGATATAGATATTAAAGGAACAGTAATCTAATGGCAATAAAAAGATATGTAGCTACAAAAGATTGCTCAATAACAAACTCATACAAAGAAGGAAATGTTTATTCTGGCTCTCTTTCGAACGATGGGGCATCAGATAGTCTTCAAGTTTTTTCGATCTATAATCAAAACGGATTTGAAAGTTCTTCTTTTTTTAATAGAAAAAGCAGAATACTTGTAGATTTTCCAATTAATGATATACAGACAGATATAAACAACGGAACTATATCTGCAAATAGCGAATTTTATATAAAACTATCAAATGTTAGACATGCTGAAACTGTACCTAGAGAATTCTATTTAGTTGTCACACCTGTAAGCAGATCATGGGATGAGGGCTACGGATTAGACCAGTATAATTTTTCTGACTCTGGCGCTGCCAACTGGCTATCTGCATCTTCTGGCGCTTCATGGACGATGCCTGGTGGTGATTTTCTCTCCCAGTCTTACTCGTATAGCGTTCCTGTTTATTTTAAGACAGGTGTTGAAGATCTTAAAGCAGATATTTCTACTATGGTTAGAGATATGCTTTCAGGAACAATTCAGAAATATGGTTTTGGCATAATATTATCTTCATCTCACGAACTATCAGCAGACACTTTTTATAATAAAAAATTCTCAGCAAGAACTTCTGAATACTTTTATTCAAGACCATGGATAGAAGCGAGATGGAATGATGCCATAGAAGATGATAGATTAAATTCTTATGTGTCTTCATCTCTCGCGCCAGCAGGTGATAATTTAAATACGATATATTTTACAAATTACATAAGAGGAACACTAAGAAACATTCCGTCTGTTGGAACTGGGCAAGTATATGTTAGCATATATTCAAATTCTCTTGGAACAGGAGTCCCGCTAACTACCGTTACTGGCGGATATGTTTCTACAGGCATATACAGTGCGACATTTTATACAAACTATAGCAGTTCAAACACTGTATATGATTTCTGGAAAGATTCTTTAGGAAATACACTATATTCTTCATCCATTATAATGAAAAATTTTGTAAACGATTATTATGATACCGATGATGATTTCAAAATCAACATAACAAATCTTAAATCTAGTTACGACACTAAAGAAAAACCTAGATTCAAACTAAACATTACATCAAAATATTGGGATTCTAATTATTCTCTAGTATTCTCTTCGAGAAAATCAAATACTGTACTAGATAATTTATACTATAAAGTTGATAGACTTTCAGATAATTTTAATGTTATAGAGTATGGAACTGGAAGTGTTGAGTTTACAAAAACTTCATACGGACCAGATGGTAACTATTTTGATTTAGATATGAGTTTGTTTGAACCAAATTATGCATATAGTATAAAATTTTTGTCTAAAATCGAAACAACTAAAAAAGAATTTAAAGAAGTATTCAGATTCAGAGTTGTTTCCACAGAGGAAGACGTTGAATGAGCCTAAGATCTCTTTTTGAAAACTCTGTATATCCACTCACTTCTCTATCTGAACTCACGGCATCAGTAGAGAGTCCAGGTCTTTTGTCTGAAAAGATAGAAAACAAAAAAAGAATATATCCAAATTTAGACTTTAGATATCCTGGTCTTTTTTGTAAATTCGGTCTTGCAAAAGAGTATTATAAAAATGCTTTTGAAAACATATATTCAAACTATCCATACGATGGTTCTAAAAAAGAAAAAATAAAGTGGGAAAACTCTTTATCTTATTTAGATCAGTATGTTTTTGACGTAATATATCCAAAAACAAATGGTTGTGTATATTTCCCAGATGTAACAGGGACTTTAGTTTACTCTCAGGCAGGATCTGCATATACAGCTAAAAATTATAGCGATTCAAAGTATATTAGAATCAAGAATGGCGGGCCAAACATTGACAACAGATACATATCTGGTGTTTTAGAGAGTAATTTAAAAATAAATCCATCAACAGGAGTCACTGTACAGTTTTGGATGAAAAAAGACGCATATGAATCATCTTATGATAGAGAGTTTGTGTGCGACTTTACATCTATCTCCAGTTCGCTTTCTGTAAATAATAATAACGTATTTTCTGTATATTTAGACAGTTCAAAAAAGAACGTTGTTTCATTTGATTTCTATGGACTTTTAGAAAATCAGGATTTTATTCTGGCATCCAACATAGATGATTCAGAGTGGAATCACTATACTTTAGCATTTAATTACACACAAGCTCATGACGCACTCACTGCTTCTTTGTACATAAACGGAAATCTGACATCTTCAACAACCGCAACTACATTTGCAGCTGGCGGAACATCTATAGGCCTTACTCCATCACAATTTAATTCTTTATATACTGAATTTAGCGGATGTATTGGCGCTATAACTCTAGGCAAAACAATAAATACAACAGGACCTGTTATTGTAACATCTGATGGTTGTAATCAAGTAACTCAAACAAGCGTTGATGATTTTAGAGTATATACAAGAAGACTTACAGAAGAAGAAATATACAAAAACTGGTTTTTGTCATTAGATGGTGGCAAAAATTCTGATGATGAGGTTCTGTCTTCATCTGTATCTCTTTATTATAAATTCAATGAAGGAATAACACAAACATCATCCATAGATCAACTTGTCTTAGATTACTCAGGAAGAGATACAAATGCTGTATTCGTAAATTATGCTTCAAACTGTAGACTAACCTCATCTGCATTTATTGATTTTGGACTAAGAGAAGAGAAAACTCCAATCATGTACAGTTTTCACCCAGATGTACAGATGTCTCAGTCTTATTATGAAAATATTGGAGAGGGTTACGACAATAGAAACGATGATTCTTTCTATAAAATGTTTCCGATGCATCTTCAAGAAGAGGACTATGACTCAGACAATAATCTTCTAAAGCTTTCGCATATCATTGGTTCTTATTTTGATGAACTTTATTTTCAAATAAAAGAACTTACAGAAGTAAAAAACACTTCCTATCTTCAATCAGGATCATATAACTCAGAAATATCTACTAGATTACTATCAAGTTATGGTATAAACATAACAGATGTACTACAACAGTCATCGGTTGCTGAAATTTTTAGCAATATTGGTGATCAATTTATTTTTGAAAAAAATATTGATAAAATAAAAGCAAATATATATAAAAATATATACAACAACTTGATAAATGTATATAAATCAAAAGGGACAGAAAATTCCATAAGATCTATATTTAGGGCCTACTCTGTAGACGACGAGTTATTAAAAATAAAAGCATATGCAAACAATGAAATATATAAATTAACAGATAGCAGATATAACACAGCAAGAAAAAAGAAATATCTAGATTTAAGCGGTGTAGATAACTATCAGAATATATACGCTACAGTTTTTCCATATGATTATACTTTGAATAATACAGAAATAAACTATATTGATACAAAAATAGGAGGCAGCGAAGACCAACATGCAATCGGTTTGTCTGTAGAGGTTTCTTGTTTGTTTCCAAAAATGTATGATACTCTAGATAGAAAATATACAACATTACCGCAAGAATATCTTTCTGCTTCAATATTTGGACTCATTCCATCATCAAACTCTTCAAACAATAATTCTTTCGATTATAGTCCTACACAAATGTCTGGTGTGTGTGTTTTTGTATCTAGACAGAAGCCAGATTCTTCTTTAGCCAAGATTGTATTAAAAATCACTGGAGCAAATGGAGATATAGTTACAGAAAGTAGCTACTATAACATTTACGATAACACGAAGTGGACGTTCTGTATAACATCTACAGGAAGCGTGGACAATATTGGTGGCGATGGTGCGGCCAGTTCTATGGTTTTACTAAGATGCGTACAGTCAAATGGCAGCGATATAATAAACTCTTTCTATATCTCTAGTTCCATTCCTGGTGTTAGCCAAATAAACATGTGGAATGCTAAATGTATGCCATATATCGGAGCGTTAAGACAAAACTTCTCAGGCAATTTGATAAATCCAACACAAGCTAACTTCCTGACTGCGAGAGGCTACCAGTCATATTTGACGCAAGATGTAGTCGAAAGTCACGCAAAAGATGTATTTAATTACGGAGTTTCAGGAACGCTATCTCAGTTTAACTTTGGAAACTCTGAACAATATAAATCACAAGATGATGGTTTTGGATATGCTGAGTATATAAATTATGTTGGAAAATACGAAACATGTTTGTATTCATGGGATTTTCAAATAATAACAGGTTCAGATTCTTCTGGAGAAATATACGTTCATGATTTTTCTACAAAATCATATCCAAAAGATTCATTTGAAGCTTACCCAAATTCAGAATACTATATAAACTTCTCTAGAAAGATGAATGCAAAAGCTTATGGTTTAACTATAAGCGACGATTCTATGGTAAAAAATGACTATATTCAAGTAGGAAAACCAAAAGAAATAAATAATTTGTATTCAAATGATTTTATAGGAATAGAAAACGATGAATCTATCTATTTTAATAGAGACATAAATCCTATAAAATATTTCTTTACTGTTGAAAATAGTATGTACTCTGTTGTCAACGAAGAAATTTTAAACATTTTTCACTCCGTTGTTGAATTTAACGATATAATCGGACAAGATTATTACAAATATAGAGATTTTTACAAATCATTAGACAAACTAAGAGACTTTTTCTTTAGGAAAGTAAACAATATTACAAAAGTTGATAATTATCTTAGATACTATAAGTGGTTTGATTCATCTATAGGAAATATAATAAGACAAATACTACCAATTTCTCTAGAATCATCAGATGGAATTTATAATATAATAGAGAGCCACGTCTTAGAAAGAAATAAAATAAAATATTATGAATCATTTTTAAGAACAAAGGAATACTCTTTTGAAGGTGGATTGGTAAATTATAGATCAAATTGGAATCCAGCAAACGCTGGAGAGAGAATAGATCTTGAATCTTGGAGTGCAAATCCACCAGCTAGAGTAATAAGAACAAACTAATGTCTACAAAAACAGTAATAATAACAGCTTCATTTCCTGAAAACCCTACAGCAACTTTAGAGAATCTTGTATTTGTAAATAATAAAAAGATACAGACATACAATGTATCCTTTTCTAACAGTCTATCTGGTGTTGGGACATATTATAACGAATACGAACAGTTTGCCACAACAGGAAGAAGAGAGAATAATCCTGATTTTGTTAACAGTGGCGGTTATTCTGCTTTAAATTTTCAAATTGATTTAAATACATCATCTTCTGTTTATGCATCGCCAAGACGAGCAAAAATAAAGAATGTATTTGTTACAAAGTTTTCTGCTCCTGGCGGAGTAAACGATGCTCTTACAGACATAGAGTCTGGAGAGTACTCTCCATATACAACTGTTCCTTATAGAAATCTAGAGGCTAGAGAAGCACTAGAGGCACTATATTCGAACTATTCAACAGCAGATGGGTACGATGGAGTGTTTGGATCGCCCACAGCGTCTTTTCATAAAGTAAATAGAAACCCAAGATTTGTTTTAAAGAATTCGACAACATCGTCTGTTTATTCAAATGGAAATTACGTGGCTAGTTTGCCATTTTATAACGAAAGTGTTAGATGGTTCAAGGATAGAAAGCCACAGTTCTCTAATGGCGCAAATTCTTTTGTTGAATGGTTAACTTTATCTGCATCGAACACCAATTCTGAAATTGATAAAAGCATAGATTTTAATATAAATATATTTGTAGATGCAAGTGGAACGTATAAAAATCCCGCAGATACACTTCATGCGTCACAAGGTCTTTTAAGTGATTATCAAAAACCATTTATGTCTGATTTGTCTTTATTTTCCGCAGATAGGAAAACAAATACATATAAAGTTATAGAAAGAAAGAAAACTGTAGATAGAAAATCCGCAACAAATGCAGATATTGTTATAAAATCTTATATAGAGCCAGTAATAGATTCAACAAATTATAGTTTAGTGTTTGATTATGTGGAGTCAGACGGATCTGACTCTAAAATAAAATTTAATTTTGCAGATATATCTTTTGCAAACAAAGAATTGGATAATGCGTATAATGTTCAAGATTCATTTAGCGAAAACATAGAAGCTTCACTAAAAGATTTAAACATCTTAAACTATAAAAAAGTAACTCTAAATCAGACAGTTTTTCCTTCAAACAAGATTACATCGCTAGACTCTTCTAGAAAAAGAAGTTTATTTACGTTTCCCGAGTGGGCTTCTAATTTAGAAAATAGAAAAATCGACAATCTAACATCTTCTTATTTTTCTGAATCATATTCAGAAGATTTTACTTATGGCGGACAGAATGTTTTTACCACTGGTTCGATATGGCACATAGATTATGCTACAGGAAGCGATAATTCCAGAGGTGAATTGCAGTTTTCTTCAAAATATCCAGCACTATACCATTATCAAATAAGCACTACACCATTTTACATGGCAGATACGCCATATGCCTTTTCTGGGAATAGAGGACCATTTTTTAACAAAGAAGAAGATTTTTCTGAAGATATCAAAACAAAATATTTTAATTACTCTACAGTTCCAGAATACACCAGTCAAAATGTTATAAATCAAATAGACGTATTCGAACAGAGCCTATATTCAGATATAAATAACGAATATTACGTGACTGGTACAAATAATTTACTCACTGATTACACATACAATATTTCAAATATAAAAAATAAAAAAATAGATAAAGTTAATTTTAAATTTAATATTGTAAATAAATTTAGACCATATAAAAACCTATACCCGGTTCAAAAAACGCTAGAAATAGCTAATTTGTTATCGTCTTCTTTTGTTCATTTTTCTGGGAATAGTCCATATGCTTTATTCAGACATGTCACATCGCCAGGATTGCTTTATAACGCAATTAAATCTGGAATTCCTTTAACTTTTCCAAAATTAGCAGAAAGAATAGAACTTGTTAACGGCATAGATAACCAAGGAAGTCAGTTATCTGGATCTTTTAAATTTGAGGAAATATATAATATCAATGCAGCAATTAAAAATATTTTATTGCATGATGTAGTAAATGTAGGAGAAGGGGAGTTGACAGCTTCATACACAGGCTCTTCTGACAACATGAAATACACTTCATGCGTTACAAACTTTATACAAGAGACACAAAAGTTTTTTATGAAAAATGAAGATCTTTCTTATTTTGAATCAAAGAGCGAAGAAGAATTTGCCGTACTTGAGACTGGCTATACTTACTCGTTAGGTTTTAGAATCGACGATGCGTTTTCTCAGAGTATAAAATTACCAACAGAAGCAGGCAGCTACAGATTTAGTAGCGGATATAGTAGTATAGGATCTTTTGGGCCATGGGATACTACCATAGTAGGAAAACCTCCGTACACATTGATATATTTAAATGTTCCATTTATTCCACCATACTATAAAAGATACATAGTTCCAGGAATGACGAACGCCCAGGTTCTTATAACTCCAACAACATATTCGGAAATACATTTTCATTTTATACCAAAAGAGACAAGAAAATACAGATTAGATGAAATATTTTCTGGCTCAACAATAGAATATATGAGCTCTTCTGTTTTCGATGTTTGTACAGGAGCATTAAATCCAGATTCAATTCCTCCATTCGGAATTGAACAAAAATACCAGAAACTTGATGAAATTTTTAAATTTAAAAACACAGTAGAAAATGTAGAGTCGGGAGTTTCTGTTAAAAAATGGAACATAGGTGGAAAATGTGAATTTCCATTTTTTGATTTTAAACATATAGAAAAAAACAAAAATCCTATTTATCTTCTTGCAAATGGAAACGAACTTACGCAAGTAGGCCTATGGCATCAATATGGAAATATACCAAAAGAAACAGAAGGATTATCTATATCTATTTTTGATTTAACAGATGGTCTTATTTATGCAGGGAAAAAATTTGGCAGCGTAAATCAAGCAAACAGATCTCTCATTGATGCATGTGGCTTTGATAGAAAGATTACATCAAAAAACATATGCAGACTAAAAGAAAAAATAGACATTAAAGAATTGGTTGTGTTAATTCCTTTTAATTTTGAATCAAAAAAATCTTTTGCAATAAACTCAGATTCAAAACTTGCTAAAAGAAATAGAAAGTTTATGGAACAATATGTTTTCCCCCCACAGTTCGATCAAGTCTATGGAACTTCAAAACAAAATATATTCATGATATGTTCTGAAAGTATTGCAACGCTGAATAAACAAGATTTGTCAGACATTTGGCAAAACTTCATGCCCTCTTTGTCATTTAATCATGAAGAATATAGCTCAAATTTTGAATTACCTGCTGAAGATGTTGACAATCTTGACGAGATCATCTCTTCAGATACAAAATGGATTATTTTTAAAGTAAAACAAAGAGCATCTACAAATAGAGATAAATCAACACCAATACAGTACAATTGGCCTTATGACAACTTCTCTCTAATAGAACTTGCAAAAGTTGAGACGCAAATAGTTTACGACAACAAAGAGCCAGAGATTAGATCAAAGATAATTCAAAGACAAGAAGAAGATAAAACTTCTACAAAAAATTACTTAGATTCAAATAGGAAAATAATTAATACAGAAAAAGAAATTGATACAAAAACTCAGACCCTTGTATCGAGACAGAGTAGACAGGAAAGTGCCGCACAAACACAACAACCAACTCAAGGCAGAAGTAGTTTACAAAAATTACTTAGCTCTGAGACTGAAGCGCCTTCGTCTAGAAAGCAATTATCAAAATTGTCAAATATCGAAAGAGGTAACAAAACAACAGGAAGAGAAACTAAATAATGGATTTTTTTGATAAAAAACAAGATGTTATAGAGATAAATCTAACACAAGTAGGCAAAGAAAAGCTTGCTGAAGGTGGGTTGAAATTTGAATACTACTCATTTCATGATACTGATATAGTATATGACCCTTCTTATCTAGAGTTGACAATGAGTAGAAACGTTCAGGTTAATAGAATTCAAGATGAGCGACAAGTACTTAAGGCCAATCTCACGACAAAGAGCATAGAGCAACAATCAACCAAAACAACAACTGAAAACATTATACACGAAGATCTAAGACATTCTTTTTTGGGAACATCTGAACTTGGTCAGAAGCTTTATCCTGCCTTAGAAATAAGATGTTTGAAAAGTGAATTTTCTGGAAGTTATAGTTACGAGACAAACACATACACCACTCAACAAATACCAGTTTTAAAAATAGAAGTAAATAATAGATTTGATGATCGTTCTAAGAGATGGACAATAGATGAACCAATTATATTGGCAGTAAATGAAATAAATGGCAAAAAAGAGAAAAAAAATTTTACAGCAGAATTTTCACTTGTTGACGAAAGACAACCACAAAGACCACTGTACTATCCCATATATTTCAAATCACAAAATTTCGTACCATCTCAATTAGAGGATGAAATAATTTTACCAGAAGAAGAATCTCTTGAAAAGAATGAAGTAGGGTACTTTTTTTCTGTAGAAGTTGATCATAAGATACTTACAGATATAGAGTTCTCATCATTACCGCCAACAAGACAGCAGGAATTAAGAGCACTACTATATGATGTGGAAAATACAGCAGTAATATGTTAAAATCTACCAAAACAGCAAAGATAGGAAAAATAAATATCATTTCAGAAAATGAGGTTGATGTTTTTTTGAACTATTTTGATACATTTAAAGATAAAGATTTATATTCTTTTAAAATAATTCAAATAGAAAATGAAGAAGAGCTGAAAAATATTGTTGATAATTTTAATAAAAATATTACTAACAATGATCTAGTAAAAAACAAAGCGAAACTTTCTTATACAGAATACGATATTTCGGCAAAAGATTTAAAAGATAATAAATTTTTAAAATTTAAAACATCTAAACGAATAAAAGATTTAGACTTTTTGGCATATATATTTTTAGTATATGCAGATTCCAAAAATCTATCTCAAAAATTAAAAATTAAAGATACGTCTAAGTTAGAGAAATTACAAAAAATTATAGAGTTTAATTATGAAATAGTTAAAAAAGAACAAAGTTTAGTTCATAGAAAGACAGTAGAGTCTTTAAAACTTTTTAAAAAATCAGAAATAAAAGACTTCTTTAGTAGAGATGGATTTAATACAAACTTATCTATAATTTCTGAAATTTTTACATCATACAAAACAAACAAAGATGTAGTAAATTATTTTTATGTTTATCCGCAAAATGTTATACAACAATATGCATTTTATCCAGATTTTTTTAGCAAAAATTATGAAAATTTAATAGCCGATGTACATGTATATACAGAAAACGGGACTAAAATACAGTGCAAATATACATATATTAACAACTCTTACATTTGTACATTCGAAGATCGCATAGAGAATGATAAAAATTATAAAATAGCAATAACTTTTAAAGATTTGTCTGTATCATTTTTCGAAACAACAAGACCAGAAATTATTAATTATATAACTATATTAAACAATATAGTATCTCTTTCTAATGATGATAGGTTTTATAATTTCGATAAACAAGAATTTAATAATAATTTGATTAAATCAAGTATATCAACAATTTATGATATCATAAATCGTATTATATATGTTAATAATGTTGTTTCAAAAGATGAGCTAAAAATAATAGATTTTGCTTACATGACAGATAAATCTATATCTTATGACGATATCTATCTTCTTGTAGAAAGGGCGAAATCTTTATTATATTTGATAGATCAAATATATCTAAACTACAATTTAAAAACGATAAACATCATATATGTTGATACAAAAGTAAAACACAATACATCAGAAATGATGTTTGAAACTTCTCTTTTTGAAAAAGATGTTTATAAAATAAATCGTGTAATTTTAGATAAAAATTATGAAAATATTCAATTAGAAAATTATGGAAACATAAATAAACTGTATTTAAAAAATATAAAAAAAATATCTTACAAAGATGCTTTTTTTGAGTTTGGATACAACGATCTAAGAACTGGTCCAAAGCTTTCGAACTACATTAATCTTTCAAATCTATCAAGCAGAACTGAAAATTTATCTTATAGAAGATTGGCAAACAATAATGATGAAACATACTTGAAACTTTACTTTAATAAAGTTTTTGAAAAATCTTTAAAAGAAAAAAATCTAGTTGCAGACGAATATAGTCTTATTTATATACTTAATAATATAGAGTATAGATTGTTATATTGGGATACGATAACTCTTGAATGGAAAAAGGTTGTATCTACTTTAGGAAATAATACGCTTTACAAACTTGAAGAACTAAACAAGCCAGAATATATAGATTCTAAAATTGTAAATGAGTACTTTTTGGTATAAAAAATGAGCAATAATACTACAAACAAACCAGTTAAAAGAAACTTATATGTATTTCAAGATCATTATAAATCATCTAATGATATTTTTAGAAATGAAACTGGAAAATATTTCGACTTTGACGGACAAGTATTGTCTGAAAAGTCTATAGTTCCAAAAAGACTTGGCTTGAATTCTAAACTAATGCCTGGTATAGTTTCCGATCTCGATACAGTGGATGTACTTCCTGTTGATCCAAATCCATTAGTTCCTCCTGAATATAAGCAAACTTTTCTTTTTATACCAGAACAAACTCTTCAAATAAAAACTTTATTAGATTCTGAATATCAGTCTGGACAATCTCTTAAAGATATTTTGTTATTGTTTTTAAATGGCAAATCTTACGCAGATAGAACACAAATAACACAGAGAGCACAAGAGAGAACTGCTCAGCAACAAGAAGAAGCGTTAAGAGAGGAGGCTGCCCAAGAATTACTAGACGCTCTAGATTCAAGAAATCGACAGCCCGCTGAATCGGCACAAGAACTGGAACAAAGAAGAGAAGATATGTCTGCTGCGACGCAAGATCCAAATTTTGTTGGATCTGTGTTTGAATATTATCCAGATTTTGGTGAAATAGAAGATATAAATTTTGACACCATCAGACCAGTTGATTATTATCAAAACAAAAACGCATTAGAGTATGCCAAAATTGAGTCTGCGTATAATTTCTATATAGAAAAATACGAAGAATTGATGAAGGTTTTAGGAAATTCATTACCCGAAGAAGTTCTTCCTAATTTTTATGCATTTTCTCTAATTAACGATAAATCTTTTTTGCAAAGTATAAATCAATCAGATTATGATTCTTCAAATTTAGCTGGAGAGTTAAGTCCATATGAAGAAGTTTATAAAAAATTTGATAAAATAATAAGTTTAGACGGAAACATTTCTCTTGCAGCAGGAAATGACGGTGGAATAAGTACGCTTGCCTTGTTCGACATTCTTAGATATTATCAAGAATATGCGTCAAAATACGACAATGTTTCTGTTGACTATGTAAATACTGTTAAAGATAAACTGGGCACTTTCGTTAACGATATATCTGATACTAACATTTTTCAAAAATTATTAGAATACAGATATAAATTTCCCATGTATGTAAATATAGAGTTTTATTCTACTGTTAAATCTGAATTTGCAGATTTTATCAAAGATGCAGGAATATCTCTGTCATCTCTCCAGGACTTTTTAGATAATAAAGTACTGGTAGATTCTGGAAGGAACTCTGAAGTAGCTTCAGAAATAAGAATGGCTCAAGTTTTAAACGACATTGGTGAAAACATATCAACCAAAAAAGAGCTTATTGATGATTTGCTAGTGATAGAGTTTGATCGATGGTTTAATAAATTTCTAAATGATAGCCAATCTTCTACAGACAACAATCAACCTGTTTCAAATCAAACTGTTTTACCAAACGCATCTCAATTTGCTAGACAACAAGTAACAGCAACTGCGACTGGAGGTATACTTACTTCTTCTCCCGTTACGTTTATAAATTATCAAGCTGACCCAGTAGAAACATCTCAATCTATATCTCAAACAGATTTCATACAAGCATTAGCCGGACAGTTAAAATATAATGAACTAATTGTCGAGAACTTTAGAAGCTATTACGATATAGTTAATGGAAAATATGCAAAAAGTGAGATACTTTTATTTAAAATAGTAAAAAGAGATTCTTCTAATAATATATTGCAAACATTCTTCGTGATGAATGTGCCAAATCTTGAAGTTGAAAACTTTATAGACACTCAAGTAAAATATGGAAAAGATTATTTTTACGAAATATATGCATGGAATTTAGTTTATGGAACAAAATATAGATATGAAAATGGAAGATTGCACCAAACACAAAGAGATGTTCCTACTGATTCAGATATTCCAGAAGGATTAACTCAGATAATTGCACCCTTAGCGCCAGAAGATAAGCCGATAGAGACTCCAGCAGATGAAGTTGCTGATAACTACAATGGACCTGTTGGAGTTATAGATCCTAGCATTTTCGCAAATATTGGAAACGTCACGAACTATTATGATAATGGATTCTTTTCTTTTGATGTAGTTTATTCCCCAAAAATAAAAATAGTAGAAACTCTATATTTCGAAAACAGAAGAGCAAAAATCTTAGACAAACCACCGACAGCTCCATCTGTATCTTTGTACGAATATATCAACAACCCAACTTTTAGCGTTGCTCTACAAACATCAGCAGGTAAATATAGCGAATTTCCTGTTTATATCTTAGATTCAGATCGTGATTATTTTACACTTCAGCTTGACATACAAGAATCAACAGATGGAAGAATCACCTTTAAAGATGAAGGTGGCGTCAAAGAAATACAGGTTTTCAAAACAGATGAACAGCCATATTTTTATTCGCAATTTTCTCTATATAAAACACTAAAATATCCAGAACAATCTGCATTTAATGAAATTAATGAATTCGATAAAACATTTTATTACTGTTTTAGATGTGTAGATGTTCATGGCAATATATCTAACCCAACACCTGTATATACAGTTAAGACTGTAGAAGATAATGGATTTTTTTATCAAGAATTTGGAACGTATGAGTTTCCTCCAATAAATTCTTACAAAGATTTTATTGAATTTAAAAAATATTTGAAAATATCTCCAAGTTTATTGCAAAAAATATATAATTATTCTGAAAATAGGTTAGGAATACTTGAAAGTAGTGTATTTGACAAGAAGTTTTTAGTAAAGCTCACATCAAAACACTCTGGAAAAACAGCTAAAGTGTTTTTCAAATTTAAGAACAAAAGGAACGAATAATGGCATACATAGACAACTCTGACTCGATAATTGTAGATTGCGTTTTAACAGATGAGGGTCGGGCAAGATTAGCTGCACAAAATGGTACTTTTAAAATAGCAAAGTTTGCTTTAGTTGATACCGAAATAGACTATAGTTTATATAATTCAAGCCATCCAAATGGTTCTGCATATTTTGATTTAACTTTGCTCACAACTCCAATATTTGAAGCTTTTTCCAATAACACATCTTTTCTAGGCTCTAAACTTATTTCAATCGCAAGAAGTGATATACTTTATTTGCCAGTTGTAAAAAACTCACCAAATCTAGGACCTGGTGGTTCGACATACAGTTCTGCCGGATACTATGTTGTTACGTGCAACCAAGAAACCATATCTTCATTAGGTGTCGGACAGGGTATTATTGACGGACAAACAATACAGACAGCACAGAGAACTCCAATTGTTTGCGAGCAAGGCCTTGATACACAAGAGATAGATCCAAGAGTACAATTAGATTCAGATCTAAAAGAAACTCAGTATGTAATTAGAATAGATTCTAGACTTGGTGAAATTGTGAGCCCAGCGGGAACACCAAGATCTGCGAAGATTTCTTTTATAGACTCTGACAAACAGGCTCTTTATTTCTTTTCATACGGGGCTGATACTGATTTCGTATCAGATATCACAAACACAGAAGGAAACTCAGCAATTGCTGGTCCCAGAGGTACAATGTTCAAGTTTGGAGTAAAATCCAGCATAAACCTCAACTCAAACACATATTTATTTACAACATTAGGCTCTACAACAACCATAAACGGAACCAGCTATTATTATATAGATACAAATATAAAAGTAGAAGGACAGTTGACAGGATATACTCTAGACGTACCTGTAAGATTCTTAAAGAAAGTATAATAAAAGGATAAAAAAATGGCTAACATTTACAAAAACATACCACAGAACAGAATTGTAAAAGTTCAAAATATAGTTAATGAATCTATTCCAATTACAGGTACAATTTTATCTGGAACATATAGCGATAATAACGTAAAGTACTATGCTCACAGAATGTTCCAATCTGTTTACGACTATCCATACCTATCAGCTTCTTCTAATAAATTAATGGATATCTCTTGCGGATACTCATCAGTGAGCGCGTTGTCGTCTTCGTCTAATACAGATAACGACAAGAAGATTCTCATTTATAACGAGATGGCAAAAGTCTTAATGGGTACTGATATCACAGGAACCATTCAGAGATTTGATGAAGATGGAAACGTAGTTGGAGGTGGCACAAAACTAAACGAATGCTTCTTCATTTCTTTCACAAGACTTCTAAGCAAAGATGAAATCAAGAAAGGTTCATTTGCAGCAACTTTCTTTACTGGAGGAACTTATTCCTCTATAGCAGACGAGCTTGCTATATCAGATTCTCATGCAACAACATCATATTTTTCAAACGCAGCAGCTGGTGAATGGTCTTATCTGAAAAATAGTTTAGGAACAAAATTTGGTGCAATTTTCTATCAAGCAGGTATTGTTGTGTTAACCGCTTCAATGTTCTCTCCAGCTACAGGCTTCTATTCTGCATCAACAATAAATCAGACTTTCACTGGAACAAACATTTCAGGAATGACAGATGCATTTAGAAGAAGAGTTAAGACTGTATCTTTCCTCAATTCTACAAAAATAAATTCATCAATAGTATTTTGTGATGTTTTAAATGATGAGTTTAATTACTCATCAAATCCAACATATTTAACAGGATCTAAGATCAGAACCAAAATAAACGCAGACGATCCTCCTGTAGTATACGTTACAGGAATTGAGTTATATAGTCCAGATAACGAAGTTCTAGCAAGAGCAAAACTTTCTGAACCAATTAGAAAAACTCCGTCTGACTCTTATGTTCTAAAAGTTAGGGCTGATTTTTAATCATTTTGTTTTTGCGGGAGAACAATAAATGACTACAAGCAAACAAACGAGAGCACAAAAGTACATTAAATTTTTTTCTTGGCTTTTATTAACTATTGTGCCAGCTATTTTTGCCGTTTTAATCTCTGTATTTGCTTTTGGAAAAAGTGTAGAAGCTCAAACATCTAAAATAGATTATAGCGAAAAACAATTAAAAGAATATGTGTTACCTCATATTGACAAATTTTCAGATCAAATAATAGAACATGAAAATAAAATAAAAACACTAAATGAAAAATACGAGGAAAATAAAAATTTTATTCAAGATCAGATGAAAAAGATGAATGATATTAGTGCCACAATGTCTATAATTTTAACAAAACTTGAAACACAAGAGGCAAATATGAATCTTTTTTGGTCTAAAGACTGGAAGCAACTACAAGTTGTTCTTGATAGGATACAAGATAGATTGGATAAAAAATAATGTACTTTAAATTTAAAGATTCAGATATTTTTGACAGTACTTTGTATCTGAACCCATCTAAAGAAATACTAATAACTCAATCTGGTGTTTTTTTAGACAGAAGAGTAGAAGAGTCGTCTAATTCACCTAGCGGCTCTCTTTTTGTTTATGATATAAACGGAGGAGATGTCAGAACTGGCAATCAACTCATAACTCCACAGATGCCAAAAACATCAGAATTATGGGGTTTTAGCTATCAAGGAGATTCGATAGGACTACCCCCCGGCGAAACTGTTGTAGGCAGCTATTTGATTGAAAAAAAGCATAAAAGATGGTATATTTCATCTTCACTAAGTGATACAAATGTAATAAAAAAATACTCTATCAAAAATGCGCTACAAAAGTACTCATCGTTATGGGCAAAAAATGGTGTGTCGTATCTAGATTCTGCTGAGGATTTTGCAGAACATATTTTTTTACAAAATGTATCACTGATCACGTTTCCAAGAGTATACTTCGGCTCAATGATAGAAAAGGGTACTGTTGAGCTTAAAGTATTTGTAAATAATCAATTAGAATGTTCATGTTCTGACAGTCTCCAAGATGGAATCTTAAGAGTCACTTTCGGCAACGGATCTGCACAAAAAACCATAGTCGGAACAGTTTTATACGAAGAAGGTTGTATTATATTATTCGATAACTCTCTAAGCTACTCAAATGGAACATATGACTCAGCAAGTACAACAGCTTTCAGGTGGTCTAATTTTGGAGCAGCACCAAGCTCAGAAACGCCAAACTATCCAGCAAATAATCAATGCAAATTTTTAATAAAGTTTAAAGGCGTAGTTAAAACTAATATAAAAACTATATTCTGTCATGCAGAAGCTGGTAAATTAAATCATACAAATAATATTACGTATATTGAACAAGGACAAGATGTTTTTAGTTGTAGCATGAGTCCTTTTGTTTTTAGCGAAAATGATAGCCTGCAAATTAAAAATCTTCATTCATCTTCCTATTCAGAACAAAGGTTTGAAAATTTTGAAAAACAAACATTTATATCGTATATAAATCTTTACGATAAAGATAAAAAATTACTTGCTATCGCAAAGCTTGCAACGCCAGTTCTTAAAAAAGAAACAGATGCTTATACGTTCAAATTGACATTGGATACATAATATGGAAAAATATTACAAAAAATCTGAAATTATAGATAAAATACAAAATTTAGTAAAATATAGAATTTATGAAGTTTCTGGTTTGGAAAATCCAAAGTCAGAAAAAGAAGCTATAGTCTATCTCTTAAGAAGATTCAGGCAAGTATTTGAAGATTTTGGGTACGCTATAAACACATTGATGCCTGAAGCTGCTAATGCTATTGAAGATTATTCAAAATATAAAATTCCTCAAGCAAGAGATGAAAGTGGAAAAATTCAAAGTTTTTATAAACAAATAAAGAATATACATTCGAACCTTAGAATTCCATATATGAAAAAAACTTTTATTGACAAAAACGACACACAGATGCAGAAGTCTTCACCTGCAATAAAGAGGATAATATCCAATGTTAATATTTTATATTCAAAAATTGTGAAAAACTTTTCAGGATATCCTTCTGGTATCAGTTTAAAAATGATCATTTTAGATATGAAGAAAGTCATAAAATCTTTCTTTGTAGCAAGAAAATCAATGATTGCTGAAATAGAAAAAAGTGCAATTGCAATAAAAATTTTTCAGGAAACTAAATTTAACGATCAACAACTTAGAAAAATGATGAGTACAATATTGAATGAATATCCACCTACCCAAGATGCGTTTCAGGACCTTGAGGTTGCGTTATACGAATCAGTAGAAATGTCCATAAAAAACAAAACAGACTTTGCAAAGTTAAGAAAAACAGTCAAGAAAGATGTTGACGAGTTAATATTGTTAATAAAAAAGTTTATCCATACTGATTCTATAAATTTTTATTTTATGCAAAGCAAAATATCTGAAGATTTTGGAGAAGTTAATGAACAAAATGAGCCAGGTAAATTTATGTATCATTACAAAATAATATTAGAAGCTTTTGAACAGATGAGAGTTTTGTATTCGAAACTTGAAACGCAATTAAAAGAAAAGTATCAAAAAGAATCTCCAAGAGAGCAAGAAAGTACAGAAAGATACACAACAGTAATTGAGTTATTTGAATCTTATGCATCTTCTCTATTTGAATTAATAAAAAAACAAATAGAAAAATGCATACTTACTTTCGATATAGATCCAAAAGAAGATATTGAGAATGTAGATTATGGAAAAAAATTCGCATCCCTTTTGGATGAAACAAAGAGACAAAAAGATGAGCTAAATAATAAGTTACAAAAAGATAAAGAACAAATAAAAGAAGATATAAAAGATTTTTATGTAAGATCTGGTTCTTCTTACAGAGAGCTATCTGATCCAAATTCTTTACCAAGCAAAAAAATAAAAATGGTTGATGATTTGAGCAGTAAATTTGAAGAAGAAATGAAGGACATATTGGACTTTGAGCAGGGCGGATTTCTAATGAAATATATGCAATATGTGTATTATAATTTCTTAGAGGTCTATAAAGAGAAAAAAAATACCCCAGATGCTTCACACGATGAAGCATATCAACAAGTGGCTTTTGAATTTGATGAAGCCAAAAAAGAAGGAGCTATGGTTCTCTTAAAGAAGACACAAAATTCTTTAAATCAATTTATTAAATTTTATATAAAAAACTACAACAGAGGATATGAACCAACTGATATAGAAGTTGCTCCTGACTATATTGTAAATTATGACCAGAATGAATATATTGAGAGTCAAAAAATCTTAGCAGACAAATTAAAAAATCCTGCTCTAGACATAGATCAGCTTCTCCCAAAGAGACTTTTTGGTGATTTCTATAATAGTTTTTATCAAGCAGGTAGAGAGGTTTGATATTAGGACTAGACATAAGTACTTCCTCTACTGGGATCTGTATAGTAAATAAAGATCAGCTTGAATATTGCGCATTTTTTTCACCATCTGGAGATGATATCTTTTCGAAAATAGAAAGCATAACATGTCATTTAGATGAACTTTGTAAAAAGTATCTAATAGAAAAAATTTATATAGAAGAACCATTGATTGCTATGTCTCAAAAATTTCAAACTTCTGCTGAAGTATTAAAGCTTCTCATTAGATTTAATTTTGCGATAAACTACCATCTATACAAAACGCTAAATATAAAACCTATATATGTTCCGTTCTCTTCGGCAAGAAGAATTTTGACTCTGAAAAATATCAACGTATCAAATGATAGTCTTGTTAAATTAACAGATGTTGTACATAAAGATAAGATATTAGGGTGCCAACATGTAATAAATCTTTTTCCTTCATTTAAAGATAAAATGTTTGTAGGAAAAAATCTTTACAGCAAAGGTAAACATCTTGGTCTTCCCAAAAATTGTGTGTTTGATTGCTCTGACGCCGTTATTATAGCTTTAGCCGGAGATGCGTATGTCAGAGAAGCTTCAGATACTTGAAAAAGTTTTTGGACAGTGTAAAAAGGTTGGCGAAGAGTATTTATTCTTTTGCCCTCAATGCGATCATCACAAGCCAAAACTTTCTATCAATGTAGACAAAAACAAATACAAATGCTGGCTAGGATGCTCTCTGGTCGGCAGTAATATATTTTCTTTAGTTTTAAAATTTGGCAATAAAACTAATATTAATGAATGGAAAGAGTTTTCTAGCGATGTTAAATTAGAAGATTTTGATCTGTTTTTTACCGAAACAGAAAACAAGGTATATAAACATCTAAAGTTGCCTGATTTTTTTCAACCTTTAGCATCAAATTATATTTCAAATGATGCCTATGGTGCTATTCAATATCTTGCAAATAGAGGTATAGACGAATTCGATATAAAGAAATGGAAAATCGGATTCTGTACAGAAGGAAATTTTTACAACAGAATCGTAATACCATCTTTTGCAGACAATGGAGAGTTAAATTATTATTGCACTAGAGATTATTCTGGTAAATCTAGATACTCTTATCTAAATTCTAATGCTGATAAAAATATTATTTTTAATGAAATTAACATTGATTGGAATAAGCCAATAACAATTACAGAAGGCGTGTTCGATTCAATAAAATGTCATAATTCTGTTCCAATTTTGGGCAAAACATTAATTAGCTCCTCATATCTGTTCAGAAAAATTTTAGAAAACAAACAAGATGTTTATATGGGTCTTGATTTGGATGCAGAAGATGCTTCTAATAAGATTATTAAAAAATTGATAAGTTTTGGCATAAATGTTTTTAAAATTGATACCTCTCCATATAAAGATTTGGGAGAAATGACTAAAGATGAAGTTGAATATAGGAAAAAACATGCACTAAGAATCTCTGATTCTACTGATTATTTAAGATTTATGATTTTGTCAAAATTGTGATAATTAATGCGGGGGAACTATGACAATGACTCAGAGAATAAGACAGTGGCTGGATTCTAGAATGTCTAAATTTATATCAAGAAAACTATTAGTTTTCACTATATCTACAGTACTTTTGGCTCTTGGTAAATTAGATGCCGATAATTGGACTACATTAGCAGTTGCTTATGTAGGGGTTGAGGGGTTTGCGGACATAGCAATTAGAATGAAGCAGTCTACAGGGAAAAATGATCAGGTAGGTATATGAAAACATTGTTTTTAGAAAAAATTAAAACTATAATTAAAAATTATTATTTGTATATTATAATTGCATGTGTATTTATCTGGGTTACTACTAAAAGTATTGTTTCTAAAAATAAAAAAGTTGAAAAAACAATTGACAAAAATAAAGATTTTATACATTCAAATCTTGAAGAGATACAGGCAAACAATATAAAATTAACTCAAAACGAGATAGAGCACGAGATAAAAAACACTAAGATAGAAAAGGATGCAGATGAAATTAGGGTACAAGTAGATAATATCATATCGAACACAAATCTTACAAGTTATCAAAAAAACAAGGAATTAAATGAACTTCACAACTCAATTAAAAAATTTAAATAAAATTATAACATTTTTACTTATTCTTATATTGCCAACAAAATCTTTTGCAGAAGAGATACAGTTATTTGATCCAATTGGTGGCGTTTCTATAAAATTGGATGGAGATATATATACTGGCGTACTGTTCTCAGAAGAGGAAAGACAGAGATATCTAAGACTAGAAATTGCGTATAATGAATTAACTGATAAATTTGATAACTTGTCAGAGCTGTATAAACAAACAAGGTCTTCTTATGATAATTTGTATGAAAAAACAATTAAATTAAACATAGAGCAATTAAGGTTTCTAGACAAAATAGAGAAAGAAGTGTCTGAAGAGGTGTCGTTTTTTGAAGCCAATAAAGGCTCTATATTTTTTGGAATAGGAGTTATATTAACTTCTATAATTTTTGTATCTTATGAAGCAGCAAAGTGAAGAAGAGTCAGAAATCTCTATTTTTATAGAGAAAAAATATGGATATGATTTCTTGGAAGAAGTTAAGAATCTAACTCCATCAGATTCTGATTATAAAAAATATTATGAATATTTACACAATTTAAAGATAAATAAAAAAAATATATTCAAAAAACAAAGCAATAATTGTATTTATTGTAACAAAATGATTTTACTAAAAGAAGATAAACGATATTATAACCAACATAAGGCATGTGAATATTGCTTTATATTAAAAATAGAAGGAAGAAAAAATGGCTAAAAAAGATATTTTAGAAATTGCTAAATACATAAGGCAATCAGTAGAAAACATTAAATCTTATTTAAATCAAGATGGAAGCGTTAGTTGTACTTCTTATCACAAAATTAACGATTCATTTAACGCCAAGTGTGTTGATAACAAGCTTATTATTTCATATGAAGTAGAAACTGTAAGTCCACTTAGAGGAAAGATTAACGATCTTCCAAAAGTAGAAGAAAAGTTTAAAGATATTCTTGATAAAATCAAATCAGAAGTTAAAAATATTTCCGACAAGAGCGTATCTTTTTCAAAAGTTGGAAATATGACCGAAAAGGTCTATACACTATCTTTTTCAAGACAATTAAAGATATATGTATGTGTTTATGAGATTTCCGGCACAGAATCTAACGCAGAAATTGCCGAAAAAGAAGTAGAAAAGGCCAGAGTAGAGATGTCAAATTCTCTAAAATATAATAAAAAATAAGGTATTATAGTTGAATAAATCATATATTATTCAAGAAATAAGAAAGTGCCAAGATCCTGTTTATTTTATAAACAATCATGTATATATTCAAAGTGCTGGCACAAAGACTTTGTTTAAACTCTACCCTTTTCAGGAAGAGTGTTTAAATTCTTTTGTCAATAATAGATATAATATTGTACTAAAATCAAGACAGCTAGGTCTTTCAACTCTCATGGCAGCATATATTGTATGGTATATGCTTTTTAACGAAGACAAGGTTGTTCTTGTTATCTCTCTTACCGAAGCAGATTCAAAAGAATTTGTTAGAAAAGTAAAATATGCTTTTGATTTCGTCACTCCATGGATACTTGAAGCATTAAGTGCCAAAATCGTATTTAACAACGTTCACACTGTCGAACTAAGCACAAGATCTCGCGTAAAAGCTCTTGCCCCAACAGAAGACGCCGGTCGAGGTTATTCTCCTTCTTTGTTTATAGTTGACGAAGCTGCCAAAATTGATCATATGGATCTTATTTGGTCTGAGTCAATATTTCCCGCCGTTAACACTGGCGGTTCTGCAATCATAAACTCAACAGCGTATGGTGCCAACAACTTCTTTTATCACACATGGACTGCTGCTATTGAAGGAAGAAGTGAGTTTAATCCAATTAAGTTGGATTGGTCTGTTCATCCTGATAGAGATGAAGAGTGGTATGCAAAAACAATTCAGCATATCGGAAAAACAAAATTTGCACAAGAATATTCAGGCGATTTTCTCCAATCTGGAGAGACAGTAATTGATCCCGATGATATTGTTTTCTTGAAAAAGAACACAAAAGAACCAAACATTAAAAGAGATGTCGAATCTGCTTTATGGGAATGGGAAGAGCCAGTAAAAGGAAACAAATATGCTATTTTCGCTGATACTTCTCGTGGTGATAGCAAAGACTATTCTGCTTGCATAGTCGTTGATTTAAATAAGCTAGAAGTAGTAGCTGAATACAAAGCCAGAGTGAAACCAGATTATTTTGCAGACTTCTTGATGATTTTAGGATCAAGATATAACAATGCCATGATTTGCGTAGAAAACATGCATACTGGCTACGCCGTACTAAGAAGAATAGTGAACTTTGCATACAAAAATGTATACCATTACAACAAAACTACAGAAGAACATTATGGCGGTTTCTACGATGACACATCAGAGCATGTTCTTGGGTTCACTACGGATTCAAAAAGAAGGCCTCAAGCAGTAGAAAGATTAGAGTTTTATATACGAAACAAATTGTTGATATGTAGATCGTCCAGATTAGTAGAAGAGCTAGAATCTTTTATTTGGCTAAATGGAAAACCACAGGCAAAAGCTGGTGCAAATGACGACTTGGTTATGTCTTATGCTATTGCATGTTATTTACTACAGCATTTTGCCGCTGGAGTTTCTAAAAAGCAAGAAATTAATGAAAAAATAAGTCAAATTGTAACACATAATAGTAAAATAAGTTTTCCGTACCCTGGGTATGAAAAGAAAGAGAATAATTATACAGCGCAAACAGTAAACGGTTTGCCTTTTGATACATCGTGGGTACTATCCGATAGACCAAAGAAAGAAAGACCCCCTGAATTACAAACAAGTATCTTTGTCAAATAAGAGAAAACAAAAATGAAAAAACCTGATTTCAAAAAAATAAAATCATCACCACCAGAAAATCCATACAACCCACTAAATCCTCTTTATAAAAAGATGACTAAATTTTTTAGTGGTCCAATAAATACATATAAAACTCCGCAAGCCGTTTTGAACAAAAGACGAGACTTAAATAAGTATGATTTTATTTCGCCAGAAGGGCTTCCTTTTAAAAAGAAAGATTCCTCCAGCCCAATAGATTATTTATATTCTAGAGTCCTTGGAAACATCGGAAGGCTCGAAAGATATCAAGACTTTGATGCGATGGATTTCACCCCAGAGATAAACAGCGCATTAGATATTTATGCTTCAGAAATTACAACATATACTGAATTTTCTCCCATGATTAAAATTTCATCAAACAATGATGAAATTAAGCAGATTTTAAGATCTTTATTTGAAGATGTTCTTAATATCACAGACAACCTTTTCTCATGGGTAAGGGCTATGTGTAAATACGGAGATTTCTTCCTTTATCTAGATATGGATGAAAAGACAGGAATCAAATCTTTTATCGGATTCAGACCATCGGAAATAGAAAGATTAGAGGGTATTGATGAGAGCAACCCAAATTACATCAGATTTCAATGGAATAGTGGTGGTTTAAGTTTCGAAAACTGGCAAATGATTCATTTTAGAGTACTTGGAGATGATAGATTCTTTCCATATGGCTGCTCTGTGCTAGCTGGAGCAAGAAGAATTTTTAAGCAGCTAGATTTGCTAGAAAATGCTGTTATTTCTTATAGGATAGTAAGATCTTCCGAAAAGAGAGTATTCTATATTGACGTAGCATCTATTCCTCCAGAAGATGTAGAGCAATATATTAATAGAATTGTATCTAATATCAAAGAAAATACTGTTGTTGACACAGAAACAGGAAGAGCTGATAAGCGATACAATCCACAACATTCAGTGGAAAAAGATTACTTTTTGGCTGTTAGAGGAAGTGGTACAGGCACTAAAATCGAAACTCTTCCAGGTGGCGCATATACTGGTGACGTGGATGATATTAAATACTTTAGAGATAAATTATTTTCTGCACTAAAAATTCCTGGAGCATATCTCGCTCAAACTGAAGCTGTAGAAGACAAAATGTCACTTGCTCAAAAAGATCTAATGTTTGGTAGAACAATTATGAGAATCCAAAACTCTATAGTTGCCGAACTTAAAAAAGTAGCAATGATTCATTTATATTTTCTTGGATTTAGAGGAAAAGATCTTCTTGATTTTGACATTAAGCTAAATAACCCATCAAAGATTGCAGAGCTTCAAGAGCTAGAGCATCTTAGAACTAGGGCAGATTTGGCAGGCTCTCTCACAGAAGGTTTCTTTAGCAAAGAATTTGTGTATAAGAAGATTTTTGGACTTTCTGATCTTGAGATTCTCGAACAACGAGCAGGAATATTCTCTGATGCAAAACAAAACATTCTTTTGCAACAACTTTCTGAAGTAAATACTTCGGAAGGCGGAGGGGGTCCTGCTGGTGGTTTGGGAGGCAGCGAAGATTTTGGATCATCTGGACTAATTGAACCAGGTGATGTTGAGCCACCATCTCCAGAAGGCGGTGGAATATTAAAGGCAAGTCCATCGGAAGATGAAATTGGTAATCTAAAAACAGATCTAGAGGGTGAAGCCGGAAAAGAGACTCCAGAAAAACCAGAAGCTCCACCTCCTGAAACAAAAACTGGAGAAGAAGCAAAGAGAAATGAAGAATATTACACAGACAGATCGAAGGGTAAGGCTTACACAAAAGTAAACCATGATCACAGAACATCTACTGCTCCAAGAAACAAACAAAATAAAGCTGCTTATTCCAAAGCTCTATCATCTAATTCTTACAGCAATATATTTCAAGGTGCCATGGGCATGAAATCTTTTGGTAAAGGGATTATTCCTGACTCAAAAGATGTTGAACACAATAATGATGTAAGAAAAATACTTGACAATTTTAATGTGATTAAACAAAATAAAGAACTAATTATCGAGAAAGATAATTATTTCGCTAAATTCCTTATAGAAAGAATGCCAGAAATAAAGGAAGATGATAACAATGAATAAAAAAAGAAATACGTTTATAGTATTTGAAACTCTTTTGAGAGAACACTCTCAAGCATATTTAGAAAACGATTTATCTAAATTCAAAATTATTGATAGTTTAATGAAAAAATATTTTAATCCAAATACCGAACTTGGTAAAGAAGTTAGGATATTTTTAGAAATACTAGAATATAGAGATGGCTATCCAAATAAAACAAATCAAACTACACAAATAGTATTTGAAACAGCAAAGAGCTTGCATAAGAAACTTTCAAAAAAAGATATATTTAACGAACAAACAAAATTAATCGAAGAAATAATGTCAACTCTGGGTAAAAAAGTTTTTTCTAATTTCTTACCAGAGTACAAAGATTTAATGAATCTTTACTCATATGTTACTGAAACTATGGGTATAGCTGAAAGTGTTTATTATAACAAAAATATATTCGTAGAATCAAGACAGGAAGAAGAGAAAGATGATCAGTTAAAATATATTGACAATATTGTGTTTTCTAAACTTATAGAAAAGTATAATCAAAAATACACAAACCTAATTCCTTCTCAGAAAAAATTACTTGAAAAATACATTACGTCTTATGGCGAAAATATAGCTGATTTTATATTGTATATAAACGAAGAAATTTCAAGACTTAAAAAAACAATAAGTGTTGACAGAGTTTCAAAATTCTTTGAAAACAAAGAGCAGATAAAAGAGAAAATTAATCTAATTCACGAAAAACTAAATCAATTTAAAGTGACAAAAAATTTATCAGCTGATAGGATGCAGGTCATACTAAAAGCTCAGCAGTTAGCAGAAGAACTATCAAATGAAAGTTAAATTAAAAATTATAAAAACATTAGATGACAACTTAATCATTAGCGATCATCCAAAGTTGATAATATTTGTTTCTCCAAAAGCAAATAAAATCTTAGCAACACCAAAGGCAGAAAGCTTAGATCAGGATATATTCTTGTCAGAAAGAAGAATGTTTGATTATTTTGTATCTCGTGGTATTATCGATCCATCAAGCATAAAAGGTGGAGCTGTATACAAATCAATGGAGGCAGATTATTTCAACTCAGAAAAGGTAAATCCATTAAACGCTGTGTTGAAGTGCATATATGATTATGTTCAGACAGAAATACAATATCATGATGCCTTGAATGCTTCAATAGAAAATTACGAAGATGGAATAACAGATCCTTCAGAAAAAGACAGTACAGAACTTGGAGAATTTCCAGCAGAAGATGAAGCCGGAAATATGCCAAAATATCCAATGTACTCAGACACCTTCTGGGGATATAACCTATAAAAAGGATTAAAAATGAAAGTAAAAATTAGAGAATCCGTATTAAAACAAATAGTAGAACAAGAGACAAAAAATATGCTTGAAGAAAAAAACAATCGAATGGCAAATATTGTATTTGCTATCGGAGAAGCATACTCAAAATGTCCAGACAAAGAAACAAAACTAAAACTTGAAGAAGTTTTCTCTATGCTAGAACAAGAATTGTTCATAGATAACACTCCATATAAGCTTAAAGAGTTATTTATATCAAAAAACGGAGATTCAAAATAATGTTTTTAATTAAAGAATATTTGAAACTGGACAACTCCTCTGTAAGCAGAGAGGAAGATCCTGTTACTAAAAAAACAAATATGTATCTCACTGGCGTCATGCAAAGAGCTAATGCTAAAAATGGAAATGGAAGAATTTATGAAAAAAAGATTCTTCTTAGAGAGGTTGAAAACTACCAGATCATAATTTCAGAAAAAAGAGCATTAGGGGCACTAGATCATCCAAACGATTTAGAGGTAAAGTTAGCTGATGCTTCTCATATCGTAGAAAAGATTTGGTGGGACAACAATGATGTTGTTGGAAGAATTAGACTCCTTAATACATCAAAAGGAAAAGAGGCGCAAGCTTTAATTGAAGACGGAGTAACACTCGGTATTTCGTCAAGAGGTCTTGGTTCTCTTACAACAGAAGGCGAAACCACTAAAGTTAATGATGATTTTAGGCTCATCTGTTTTGATTTGGTACAAGAGCCAAGCACATCAGGCGCTTTTATGATAAAAGAGAGCAGGCTAGCGATTCCAAAATCTGAAAAGATCTATAGGCTAATTAACGATATTATCATTTAAAGAGGCAACATGAAAACTTCAGAGCTTAAAAAAATAGTGAAAGAGTGCGTCACGGAAATTCTAGAAGAAGATGATCTTATTTCAAAGATAATTATTCAGGCATTCAAAGCATCAGAATCTATTACTAGATCTCAAGGTGTTGTAAGAGAAAAGGTTGAAAGTTCATCA